GGGAAGTTATCCTAATATTCCCAAAGGAATTATTAAGGGTAAATGCAAAGATGTTGTAAATACTACTTTTGATAATTTAATAGATTTTCAAATAGCAGATACGTTGCTTGGCGAATTGATGGTCAATTGCTTTAGACAATCTGCGGTTAGATGGTCAGAAGACTTAAACCATCCAGATGAATTTGAGCGTAGTGGAAGGCAAATGCAGCCTCATAATTTGCCATTTATTGAGTGTTTTACTAAAGAAACTAAAGCACTTTATGTACCGACACCAAGAACTTTTAATTTTTGGGGTTCGGCTGAGTGGTTAGACAATTATGATTATGTGTATCCAATAATAATGTTGTGGTTAATTAAAAAATACAAAAAGTTTGTTAGCAAAGAAAAGTATGATGAATTGTTAAAAAGCTATTTTGTAATCATGCAAAAAAGTTTAGAAAGACAATTTTGCGGGATTAGTAAGGCACAGCCATTTCCAGAACATATTAAATTGATAATCTTAAATGAATTTGAAAATGCCCAAAATTCTTAACCTAGGATGCGGCAAAGATTGGAGAGAGGATTGTCTAAACTCAGACATACAGGCAAGGGTAAAGCCTGATTGGGTATGCGACATATCTAAAGTTCAATGGGGTGAAGTAATAGAAACCCGATTTGGACAGATCAAGATTGAGCCGGGTATGTTTGAAAAAATCGTCGCAAATGACGTTTTAGAGCATATCCCAGACTTAGTTAGCGCAATGAAGAATTGCTTGGACTTGCTGGCTAAGGGCGGTAAGTTTGTAATCTCTGTGCCTTATGAGCTAAGTCTAGGTGCTTGGCAAGATCCTACTCACGTAAGAGCATTCAATGAGAATAGCTGGCTGTACTATACCGAGTGGTGCTGGTATCTAGGTTGGGACTCTGGCTTTAAGCTAGAAGAACTCCAGTTTAAGCTGTCTGAATTAGGTTTAGAAATGTCTAAGACAGCCGCTTCTGATGAGGAAATTCTAAGAACTCCAAGAGCAGTCGATTCTATGAAGGTTACATTGTGCAAGCAATAGTCATCTGTACGGTAAACAATCCCGGCGTAACGATATTGCTGGAAAGCATCAGAGTCTATGCTCCTGCTATGCCGGTATATTTATCTGGGAATAGCATACAACTCTGGCACAAGGCTAAGAACATCTTGCCTAACTTGGTCTGGAGACCGAATCAGGCTGATAACTTTGGCGATGCTTACAATACGGCAGCAGACTACGCCTTTGAGCATGGGCGGTTTAAGTCAGTAATCCTCAGTAATGATGATGTAGTCCTGAACCCGAACACCATTAAGCTGCTTGCCCAAGACACGGAAATTCTGGAAGCTAACGACGTAAATTACGGAATCATCGGTGCAAGATCGGACTATGTATTGCATGACCAGAACATTAGATTCCCTGTAGAGGAAGACAGACGAGCCGGGCTAACGTGGGAGAGCGAGCAGTTCATAAAGCCTACAGGAGTTATAGCACCAATATTTGCTACTATTAGCAAGAAGGCATGGGATGTGGCTAAGTTCCCTAGCACGAATTGGTATTCCGATAATATAATATGCCATGACCTGCAAAGCGCAGGGTTTGAGCATTTCGTATCAAGGGCTTATGTGCATCACGCAGGAAGCCAGACAGTAGGCTATGACTACGATAAATGCCATGAGGAACCACGAGAGTGGATAAAGGCTAACAGGCCGGACGTATACGAGGCGATATATGGCTAACGCAATTGATGATTTTTTAAAATCTATAGCAAACACCATAGTAGGCGGTGGTGTTCAGGCTTATGGCGCTATTGCTGACCGCAGCCAGATGCCATCGAATAAACGTATATATTTGGAAACATTTGCAGATAAGCAGATGAGTCCTATTACTGAGAAGAATTTTACTCAAGCAGAACTAAATACAATTGGCGAGTTAATCAAGGCAAAGCAACTGGCTAACCCTAATGCGCCTACGGGATACATCCAATATAAGGACTATGCTAACTTTGTTTCCCCATCGCAAAACTCTATTGCGGCTGGAGTGGGAGCAGGATCAGTTAATCCTTACGAGAATATTAGAACTACGTTAGGTCAGTTTAATTACGCTATAGACCCAAAGACAGGCAATGTTGTCATTAAAGATAGTTATGATTTCAATCCAATACAAGGTAAGGTTCAAAGGCTAATGTCTACAGGTGACTACATTCCTAATGCTCAGACTGCTTATGGACTTGCAAGGGTATATGGCGAGTCAATGATGCCAGAAGGTAAAGGTAGACAGGTACAAGTTCAGATACCCGGCCTATTATCAGAGGCAGACGTAGAGACATCAAAGAAGTTAGTAAAGAAACCAAAGAAGTAAGCATGACATCCAAAGGATAATGCAATTATGGAAACAGAACTCAGTAAAGTAGAGGAAGATGCACGAATAGCTAACCTTACTAACATGGGTAAGGGAAGACCTAAGGGTACAGTTAACAAGGCTACTGGCATCGTAAGAGAGGCTATAGCTAACCTACTAGAGCGCAATGCTCCTAACATGGACAGATGGCTTAATGAGGTGGCTGATAAAGATCCTCATAAGGCATTGGACATTATTCAGAAGCTATCTGAGTACCATATTCCTAAGTTGGCTAGGACTGAGGTCACAGGTCTTGATGGCGCTCCTCAGCAGCACGTAGTTACATGGCAGAAGTAATCGAGATTGCTTATAAGCCAAGGGATCAGCAGCTAAAGATCCATGAGGCAGTAGATAACCACAGGTTTACGGTGGTAGTGGCTCATCGTCGTATGGGCAAGACTGTAAGCGCTATCAACCATCTGATAAAGGCCGCCATTGAGTGCAAGAAACCTAACCCTAGATTTGCTTACATTGCTCCTACTTACGCTCAGTCTAAGCGTGTTGCATGGGATTACTTACTTGAGTTTACTCGTCCATTGGGTGCTACGGCTAATATTTCTGAGCTTCGCGTGGACTTTTGGGGGCGTAGAATTAGTCTTTACGGTTCTGATAACGCCGATTCGCTCAGGGGCCAATATTTTGACGGAGTGGTGCTTGACGAGATTGGGGATCAAAACCCTAAAATCTGGAACGAGGTTATCAGACCATCGTTAGCAGATAGGAACTCAGACGAGGCTCCTACATGGTGTCTGTTCATTGGTACACCTAAGGGTAAGAACCACTTTGCTGACTTCAGGGATAGGGCTAAGGAAGCGGAAGGATGGGCGTTACTTGAGTTCAAAGCCAGCGACACCGGCATCCTTAGTGACAAGGAACTCTGGGGCGCTCGTAAGGAAATGGGCGAAGACAAGTACGCTCAGGAGTTTGAGTGTTCCTTTAACGCAGCGGTTGAGGGTAGTTATTATGGTCAGATTGTTAACGATCTCGAAGCCAAGTCTAGGATCACGACTATTGACCGGGATGACCTTTGCAAGTCTTTTGTTGCTTGGGATCTTGGTATGGGCGACTCTACTTGCCTCTGGATCTGCCAGCTGGCTGGGAAGGAAGTTAGGCTTATCGATTGCGTCGAGAACCACGGAGTCGGTCTGGACTGGTATGTATCGTGGCTCAGGGACAATAAGTACGAAGGCTTTGCACAGATACTCCCGCACGATGTGGAGGTAAGGGAGCTAGGCACAGGACGTAGCCGCAAGGAGGTCTTGCAAGAGGCAGGGCTAGAGATAACGGTAGCGCCTCGTCTGTCTATAGCTGACGGTATTCAGGCTGTTAGACGCTTGCTCCCACGTTGCTGGTTTGACCACAAGACCAAGCCGGGGCTTGATGCTATACGCAACTACCGCCGGGAATACAACGAGAAGCAGCAAGTCTTCTACGACAAGCCGTTGCACGATTGGTCTAGTCACTACTCAGATGCCTTCAGATACTTGGCGATTGGGCTTGACGAGAGCGATGATTCGTGGTCTTCCGAGTTGCCTATTAACGCGAAATGGGTTGTATAATAAGCAAAATTCCTGTAAGGGCTTGCTATGAAGATGGATGAAGGCCAGATTAAAGGCATTATTGAATCCGAAATTGACGATTCAATCGGATACATTGAGACAGAGACCATTGAGGAGCGTCGCAGGGCGCTTGATTACTATCTCCGTAATCCATACGGTAACGAGGTAGAAGGTCGCAGCCAGATCGTAACCGGTGAGGTAGCTGAGGCTATCGATGGTGCATTGCCACAACTTATCCGTGTCTTTACGACAACTGAGGATATTGTCTATTTTGAGCCACGTTCACAAGATGACGAGGAGTCTGCTAAACAGGCTACGGACTACTGTAACTGGGTGTTCTACCGTGAGAACGAAGGTCTGTTGCTCCTGCATAACTGGTTCAAGGATGCCCTGCTTCAGAAGGTTGGCATTGTTAAGTCGTACTGGGATGCCAAGGAAGATGTTACCAGAGAGAAATACAAGAACCTGACCGAGGATGAGCTGGCTCTGTTGCTGTCTGACGAGTCGCTTGAGGTTGTCCGTCAGAAGATAGAGATGATCCCGGCTGGCGTAGATATGATGGGTATGCCTATTGAGGTTCCGTCCTACGATGTTACGGTTAAGCGGGTTGATAAGTACGGTTGTGTAAAGATTGAGAATGTTCCTCCGGAGGAGTTCTTAGTTTCCAAAGCAGCAAGGAATATTGAGGACGCTCCTTTTGTAGCTCATCGCAAGCTCATGCAAAGGTCGGAATTAATTGCAATGGGCTACGACAAAGACATCGTAGATGAGCTACCTTCTTATGACGATCTGAGTTTCTCTGCCGAGCGCATTGCTCGCTTTGATAACGGAGAGCAGCCAGATCAAACTCAATCCCTTGATACGTCGATGCAGACGGTTGAGGTATACGAGTGCTATATACGCATTGACGAGAACGGTGATGGTATCGCTGAGTTGCGTAGGATTGTGTACTGCGGAAATGAGATCCTAGAAGATGAAGATTGTGACTACATTCCCTTCCATAGCATCTGCCCTATCCCTATTCCTCATAAATTTTTTGGTCAATCGCTGGCAGATAGGACTATGGACATCCAGCTTATCAAGTCCACTATTACTCGTCAGTCTCTCGATAATCTCTACCTAACGAATAACAATCGGGTTGGCGCTGTAGATGGTCAGGTGAACCTAGATGACCTGCTGAACGCTACTCCCGGCGGCATTGTCCGTCTGAAGAACCCTAACGCTTTGGTTCCGCTTGTTGTTCCGTCTACGTTCGGTCAGGCTATGCCGATGCTAGAGTACATGGACTCGGTACAGGCCAAGCGTACAGGTGTTAATGACGCTCAACAGGGTCTTGATCCAGATATTCTGTCTAACGTAACAGCGGCTGCTGTAGCTGCAATGGTCAAGTCTAGCTCCGGTAAGCTGGAGTTGATTGCCCGTATCTTTGCTGAAACTGGCGTTAAGAGCTTGTTTAAGGGCATTCTGTATCTGTTGGGCAAGTATCAAGATAAGCCAAAGATTGTCCGTATGCGTGGCAAGTACGTACAGTTTGATCCTCGTTCATGGGCTAATGAGTACGATGTATCGGTTAACGTTGGTCTAGGTTCAGGTGACCGGGATCAGAAGCTGACGATGCTACAGATGGTGCTTGCCAAGCAGGAGCAGATCATCCAGCAGTATGGCCCGTCTAATCCCCTTGTTACTGTTGGTCAATACCGTAACACGTTAGCAAAGTTCATTGAGGCTGCTGGCTTCAAGGATGCTAATGCGTTCATGAACGAGATTACTCCTGAGATGGATGCCCAGTTGTCGCAGCCACAGCCACCTGCGCCAGATGTACAGGCAGAAGTGGCGCAGTTGTTGGCGCAGGTAGAGCGTGAGAAGACACAGGCTAAGGCGCAGATTGACTCGGCTAAGTTAGATCTGGAACGTCAGACGCTAGAGGCTGAGTTCACTCGCAAGGGCATAGAGATGCAGATGAAGAACCAGAAGGATCAGGCTGACATTCGCATTAAAGAAGCGCAGTTAGCAGTTCAGCAATTGCAAGCGGTATTGGCAATGGACTTGGCAGACGAGGATAGCCGTAACCGTCAGGCTGAGATTGTCCTAAAGGCGATTAAAGAACTAGGCAGTTTAACCGGGGGTTGATATGGATGAAAATTACTACAATCTTCCCGGGCTTCTTAACTCAAACCCTTCTCCGTCATTTTTTCAGGATCTATTAAATAGGCTGCAAATATCTGGCAATGTAGAAAACGAAATATCTCAGGGTATTAATTCAGTTTATGGCGGCGGAAGAATTGGTTATCAATTTCCTATAAATAATGATGCTTTGAGCCTTGGGTTACTTGGCAGTGGATATAAGGTTAGCGGTAATACGCCAGAAGGCAGAGTAAACGAGTCAAAGGTTGGATTAACTGGGCTAGATGCTTTGTATCAGACCGGGCCATCAAGTTATGGTGTCAGATATGAAAGACAGCCGCAAATGGGTAATATGTTGAATGTCTTTTATAACCGAGAGTTCTAATGGATAAGGCACAGTGGGCGCTTAACTTGCTTAATGACGAGACATTCCAAGAGGTGTTTGAAGATCTCAGGGGCAACGAGCTTAACAAAATTATAAACAGCACCTATGGTGAGTTAGAGCTTCGTGAGCAAGCCTATTCACGGATTAGGGTGCTGGAATCAATTGAGACTCATCTAGAAAGCATGGCTGCTCAGAAGATGATTGACGAGAAACGGCTTAAGATTTTGTAACCCGAGTCGGGCGGTTCCCGATATAATTTAGGAAACAACACAATGAGCGATACTCCAAACACGACTCCGGAAGGAAGTGGCGAGTTAACGGTAGAAGGTGCAGCTAACGCTTTCTTGAGCATGATGAATCAGGAAGATGGCTCCGAACAGGAACAACCAAAACCAGTTTCAGAAGCTAACGAAAGCGAAGCCGAATCAGACGAGTCTTACGATGAGTCTGAGGTAGAACAAGAGGATAGCGAAGACGAGCAAGAGGAACCTCAGACATTCCGTGTCAAAGCCGCTGGCGAAGAACGGGAGGTAACCCTTGATGAGCTTATCAAGTCTTATCAACTTGGCACGGATTACACCAAGAAATCGCAAGCCGTAGCTGAAGAACGCAAGGTAGTCGAGGCCGAACGCCATGCAGTTCAAGAAGCAAAGGCATTGCGCGACCAATACGCGCAGCAGTTGGGGATCATCGAGCAGATGTTGAACCAGCCGCAAGAAGCAGAGGATTTGGATTACCTGAAAGAGACTGATCCTATCGGCTATGCTGTTAAGGTCGCTGAGATGTCTCAGAAGGAAAAGCAGTTAGCACAGGTTCGGGCGCAGAGAGAGAATCTCTTTCAGCAGCAAGAATATGACAGGCAGCAACAGATGAAGCAGATGGTATCGGCTGAGTCTGAGAAGCTAGTTGCTGTGTTACCTGAGTTTGCTGATCCGTCTAAGGGCGAAGTAATCCGTAAGGACATTCGCACATACGGTAAGCAGGTAGGATTCTCTGATGATGAGCTGGCTAACGTGTTTGATTCACGAGCCGTTCTGACGTTATACAAGGCGATGCAGTACGACAAGTTACAGTCTGCAAAGCCGGGCATTACTAAGAAGGTTTCAGAGGCTCCCAAGGCTATTAAGCCGGGTGTATCTAAGCCAAGAGATAGTAATACTGAGGAAACAAGGAAACTAAAGGCACGAGCTAAGTCTAGCGGGAGTATTCGTGATGCAGCTAGTGTATTTGAACGATTTTTATAAGGAATTGAATCATGGCAATTTATAATGCTTATGACGCAATCGGTCAGCGTGAAGATTTGACCGACGTAATCTATGACATCTCGCCTACTGAGACTCCATTCATGAGTTCCATTGGCAAGACCAAAGCTACTGCTGTTTTCCACGAGTGGCAGACAGACAGCCTTTCAGCAGCTACTACCAATAACGCTGCGGTTGAGGGTGCTGATGCTTCGGATGCAACTCTGTCACCTACCGTTCGTCTTGGTAACTACACCCAGATTCTGCAAAAGACTATCAAAGTCTCTGGCACTCTGGATGCAGTGAACAAGGCTGGTCGTAAGTCCGAAAAGGCTTACCAGTTGGCTAAGGCTTCACAAGAGCTGAAGCGAGATCTGGAAACCATCCTCCTTGCTAACCAAGGTCGTTCGGCTGGTACAACTAACTCTACTGCTCGTAAGATGGGTTCGTTGCTGTCGTGGATCAAGACTAACTCGTCGGTTCAGACCAACGGTAGCGATCCTACAACTATCGGCACATCGACTCGTACAGACGGTAATACCCGCACCTTTACCGAAGCCCTGCTGAAAGAAGTTGTGGCTGAAGTCTTTGCTTCGGGTGGCGTACCTAAGATTCTGATGGTTGGTGCTACTGGTAAACAGAAAGTATCTAGCTTCACAGGTCTGTCTGCTTATCGTTACAACGTTAACGCTGGTGGTGGTGGCGCTCAAGCAACTATCGTCGGTGCTGCTGACGTTTACCTGTCGGACTTCGGTTCAATGAGTGTTGTTCCTAACCGTTTCATGCGTAGTCGTGATGCTCTGATCCTTGATCCTGAGTACGCTGCTCTGGCCTATCTGCGTCCTTTCCAGACTAACGAGCTTGCAAAAGCTGGTGATGCTGATAAGACTCAGGTTCTGGTTGAAGTTACGCTGGAAGTTAAGAACGAAGCCGCACACGGTATCGTTGCTGACTTGAATATGGCGCTGTAAAGAACTAGCCCCTGACCTTATGGTTGGGGGCTTTTTTATGAGGACTTATGGACTATAGACAACAGGTTGTACATTCGGACGGTGATGGCGGTCTTATCATCGAAACTAAACAGGACGTTACGGACATACTTGATCGTAACAAGCAGATTCTGGAGGCAGACAAGCAAAGAGCTGGAAGTCTTAATGAAATGCACCACATAGCCAGTATTCCTTTTACGGTCATTGATGACTTGAACAAGAAGGGAATAATGAGGGGCTTTACGATAATAGATGACGTTGCTTTTGCGAGTTGGCTTAATAGTTCCGATAATGCACAATGGAAAGTCTATAGGGGGACAGTATGATCGTAGGTGCTTGCGTACCAGCTAGGGACGAGGTTCATACCTCATTTGCTTTTGACTTTGCCAAGATGGTTGGCAGAGATTCAAGACATAGATGCTCTAAAGAGGGCAACGGGCTAAAGCTCTATACGATGGCAGGAACGCTGATATTTGATCAGAGAGAGAAGCTAGTAGATGCTGCTCTTGCTGAAGGATGCGATGCGGTTCTGTTTATTGACTCCGATATGCGGTTTCCGTCTGACACTATTGATATTTTGTTAAGCCGTGATGTGCCGATTGTCGGGGTTAATGCAGTAACAAGACGTAAGCCGACACTACCGACTGCATTGAATCTGCACGTTGAAAAGAATGATGAGGGTAAGATTATTCATCACGCTTGGCATAAAATAGATTCGATTGGTAAGGAAGGCATAGAGCCTGTTACAGCGGTTGGTTTTGGTGTGGTTATGATTCGCAGGGAAGTGTTTGAGAAGGTTCCTAAGCCTTGGTTTGATGTGGGTTGGGGATCTAAGGGCATCATTGGTGAGGACGTACATTTCTGTATCAAGGCGCTAGATGCTGGCATACAGACTTACGTAGACCACAGCCTGTCAAAGCATATCGGTCACATTGGTACGTATGAGTATCGATGGGATGATGTAGAGGAAGGCGCTATAGAGGCGCACAATAAAGGGAAATAGACATGGCATTTACGAGCTACAGTGACCTAAAGACTACGATAGCAAACTACTTAGCTCGTAGTGACCTTACCTCAGTTATCCCTGACTTTATCCGTTTGGCTGAGGAGCGTCTTCGTCGAGACTTGAGAATCCGTCAGATGTTGGTAGTGGCTACGGCTGACACTACGGCTGGCGATTCTACGGTTGGCTTTCCTTCAGACTTCCTAGAGATGCGGGATATTCATCTGAACACAGTTCCTATCGGATCTTTGTCCTATGAGGCTCCTAACGCTTTCTATTCTAATACTAGGTCTAGTGAGGCTGGTCTTCCTAGAACCTACACGGTGCTGGCTTCGGAGCTTCAATTGTCTCCTATTCCTGATTCTGTTTATACGGCTCAAATGCTGTATTACGCAAAGCCTACGCTCCTAAGCGACGCAAACACAAGCAACGTATTCTTGGCTAATTGCCCAGATGCGCTGCTGTATGCGGCTTTAGGTGAGGCTGAACCGTACTTAATGAATGACGCTAGGTTGCAGGTCTGGGCATCGTTGTATGACCGTTCTATAGCGTCTATTTCTGCTGCTGACCAATCTAGTGAGTACAGCGGTCAACCAATGGCAATGTCTTATAACGTGAGGTAAATCATGGCAGAAATGTCGAACTATCTTGAGAATGCTTTAATTAATGTTACGTTGCGTAATACTGCATACACAACTCCGACAACTGTATATCTTGCGCTTTACACAACAGATCCTACAGATGCTGATACTGGTACAGAAGTCACTGGTGGCTCTTATGCTCGTCAGTCTATTACTTTTGGCGCACCAAGTAACGGAGCTAGTACAAACAGTGCTGCGATTGAGTTCCCGCAATGTACAGCATCATGGGGAACCGTGACTCATGTGGGTATCCGTGATGCCTCTACCGCTGGTAACCTGCTGTATCACACACCATTGGATGCTTCTAAGACGATTGACAGCGGCGATATTTTTAAGATTGCTATTAGTAGCTTGAGTGTCACTTTGGCATAAGGGGTAGAAAATGCCTCTGGTCGTCAAAGATAGGATTAAAGAGACCAGTACAACATCCGGTACAGGTACATTAACGTTAGCTGGCGCTTCTGCTGGCTTTCGGTCATTTGCAGATATTGGCGATGGCAACACTACTTATTACGCAGTTGTTGATTCTATTGCTGGCACTTACGAAGTGGGCATTGGGACGTATACGTCTTCAGGTACTACGCTATCCCGTACTACGATCCTCTCAAATAGCTTAGGCACTACGGCTGCAATTAACTTTGCGGCTAACAGCAAGGACGTATTCGTAACGTATCCTGCTTCTAAGGCTGTTTATGGCGATGAATTAGACATGGCTTATGAGCTGCATTTCGCGGCTTCTAACGGTATCTTCCTAAGCAATCAGACAGTTAGTACAACGATGACGTTCCCAAGCGGCTACGAGGGCATTAGTGGCAAGAACACGGCTATTGGTAGTGGGGTAACGGTCACTGTGCCTTCTGGTGCAACGTGGACTATTGTCTAAATGTTTGGGATTAGCACCTTTGCTCAGTCTCCGTTTTCGTCATTAGGTGGATCGACGTTATTCGGTGCTGCAAGTGTAGATGCAACTGCTACTGTTAGTGCTAATGCAACAAGAGTACAATTTGGTAATGCTGCGGTAAGTGGTACAGCAACGGTTACAGCCACAGGGTTAAGAGTTAGATTTGCTGCTGGCTCTATTAACGGAACAGCAACGGTTAGCGCTAACGGTGGTTTTGCTTATCAGGCCGATGCAAGTATTAACGCTCTGGCAACAGTAGCTTGTAGTGCTAGCGGTATATTTGCTGGTGTTGCTTATGTTAATGCTCTGGCAATAATGGGTGCAAATGGCGGCATTATTGGTGAGGAGTGGTCGGATCTAACTCCTGAGGCAAATAACTGGACTGAGCAATCAGCAGGTAGCAACACATGGACGAATGTAGGAACAAGTAGTGACACATGGACAGAGGTTCCTGTCGGGTCAAATACTTGGTCAAATGTAAACGCTGGATCAGATAATTGGATGAGGCAATAAGATGCCAATGACATTAAGCGGAGATGGGACGATTACAGGACTAGCGGCTGGTGGTCTGCCTAACGCTACGGTTACTGCTGATGATTTAGCGTCTGGTGCAGCTAGAAGTAACTTTGGTGCTGGTGCTGTGTTGCAGGTAGTGCAGACTGTTAAAACAGATTCATTTTCGACTACATCAACTTCATATGTAACCTTTATGACTGTTTCAATTACACCAACATCTGCATCAAGCAAAGTGTTGATAACATTTGGAACTAATGGGGGTACAGCAGGTGATGTGGTTCACGGATATTTAGGCATTTTTAGGGATGCCACTCAAATATTTAAAGCCGATACTGCTGGTAATCGAAGAAGTGCGACAAGTGTTATTAATACAGCGACTCAGCAACAATTTTATTTTGGTGGAACATTTTTAGATAGTCCGGCAACCACTTCAGCAATTTCATACACCATACAAGTTGTAAGTGCTAGCGCTACAGCTATTTATCTTAATCGTTCCGCCAGAGATACTGATTTACTTGCTTACGATGGAAGAACACCATCTTCAATCACAGTCATGGAGATAGCAGGATGAACCACAAAGCTATTCGCGCTCTATACCCTAACGTAGTAACGATTGATGATGGCGCAGGAGCTTTTGATGCACAAGGTAACAAGGTTGAGATTGACTTAGCAGCAGTCAATGCTTGGGTAGATCCTAATGCGTATAAGTATCAACGAGCAGCAGAATATCCATCATTCGCTGACCAGTTTGACTTGCTGTATCACGGTGGCTATGACGCATGGAAAGCAGCCATTGATGCAGTAAAAGTTAAGTATCCAAAGGTTTAATATGAGCCTGAAACTAAATTCATCTGGTGGTGGTAGCGTACTTTTACAGGAGCCTAGTACGGCTTCTAATCGCACCTTAACGCTGCCTGATGCAACGACTACAGCAGTCGGAACTGACGCTACTCAAACGCTATCAAATAAGACGTTTTCAGGGGCGCAGACATTTGGTACGGCTTCGTTTGCAGAGCCTAGTGGGTCAGCACCATTGTTTGCAGCTAGAGCATGGGTCAACTTTAACGGAACAAGTACAGTTGCTATTCGTGCTAGTGGTAATGTGTCAAGTATTACGGATAACGGTACGGGTGACTATACGGTGAACTTTACTACGGCACTGCCTGATGCAAATTATTCCGCTGTTGGAAATTGCACAACAAATAGCTCTTTTAGTGTGCAGTTCGTATCCATGTTTAACAGTACCGTCAGTAACGCAAACGTAGCTCCAACCACTTCCGCTTTTAGAGTATCTACAAGAGAAACTACAGGATCTGGTAGAGATGAAGAATACGTTATTGTTTCCGTCTTCCGCTAACCAAGGACAACCAATGAACTCACGCATAATTTACCCAACAGATGACGGCGGTGTCGCAGTCATAGTTCCAGCCGCTGAGTGTGGCTTAACCATTGAAGAAATCGCTGCTAAAGACGTGCCAGCAGGTAAGCCTTACGAGATCGTAAACGTAGCGGATATTCCTTCAGATCGTACATTTAGAGGGGCTTGGTCATGGGCATCGTAATTGACGTAACAAAGGCTAAAGCTATTGGTCACGATATGCGTCGAGCTGCTAGGGCTGAAGAATTCAAGCCTTACGACGAAGCGATAGCCAAGCAGATACCGGGTGCATTAGACGGTGCAGAAGCGGCTCGTCAGGCTATCCGTGACAAGTACGCAGCTATCCAGACGAGTATTAACGCAGCAGCTACACCTGACGAGATCAAAGCAGCATTGGGGATTTAAATGTCAACATTAAAGACGAACAATGTACAAGTAGGGCAGTCTGTAACGGCTACAAATAACTTTACTATTTACCAGCCTTCTACCCCTGACGGTACTGTTCGCATTGGTGTTGGCAATAGTGGCGCTACGACAGCAGATGTAGCCTCTATGTCCTCAGGCGGTAACTTTTCGTTTAACTCTGGTTATGGCTCTGTAGCTACAGCGTATGCTTGTAGGGCTTGGGTTAATTTTAACGGTACTGGAACTGTTGCGATTAGAGCAAGCGGTAACGTATCGTCAATTACTGACAATGGGACTGGTGACTACACAGTGAACTTTACGACTGCGATGCCTGATGCAAATTATTCAGCCTCTGGAGTTGTTGGTGTTTCTCCCGGCGCAACGGCTGGCTTTACGGGTGCATTTGATTCTTCTGCGGTTCCAACAACTTCAGCTTTGCGAGTTTATTCTGTAAGCGCTGCTAACGCATTAACAGATTACGCAAGAGTTTTTTATGCAGTATTCCGGTAAGGATTAATCATGGACAAGCGTATTATTTACCCAACAGATAACGGCGGTGTCGCAGTCATCATTCCAGCGGAATTGGTTGAAGCGGCAATGAAAGACATTCCTGCGGGCAAGCCTTACAAGATCATTGATGCGGCTGACGTACCTGCTGACCGTACATTCCGTAACGCTTGGACGGCTGACTTTACTGAGGTGACCGAATGATTACGATTGACTTTTCAAAGGCACAAGCCATTACCAAAGACCGGCTACGTGCTGAACGTACACCACTCCTAGCTGCTCAAGATGTGGCATTTCAACGTGCGTTTGAAACTAATGGCGATATGGCTGCGGTTGTGGCTGAGAAGCAGCGTCTGCGTGATGTCACTAAGCTGGTTGATACTTGCACAACGCTGGATGAACTGAGAGTTTTGAGCTGCGCAGCGCCA